CCAGCACTTTGTCCGTGCAAACGCCATAGGCCTCCAAGATGAGTTCATCTTTTGGATCTATTAGCGTTGGTATGCCATCTAATCCCATGGTTATGCCCAACCCGCAGGTTGCAGTTGTTCTGCCCCTGTGGAGCCGGTCGGTCTATTGTTTAGCCCGACTGGCGAGCGCAGTCAGCCCCGTCAGGCTGGCTGCGTTCCTCCTTCGAAGCAACTTTGTCTACCAAATTGCCTCAGGTGATATCACACGTGCTCCCTATGACGGTGAAGCTTCAGCCGTTCCCAGCACAGTCACATATCCCTTTGGCCTCAGTTACGAACCTCCGTATGCGTTCCCTGCCCAACGTATCATGCCCGAATTCCTCAGACTCGGTTCTAATCGCTCCAATGCGTATCAGAACATCAATCTGTGTGTGAGTTTGGCTATCATGTTATGTTTTCATCTCATCGTCGGCCCCTTTGCAATTCGTCACCACGAATTGCGCATGGCCGTTGATGTATTGAATGGCGGTGAGCGCCTCTACGACCACTCCACGCCGTTGTGGTACTTCATCGCACTATGTGTGGTGGGGACTCTGGCGTTCTGGGGTGGTGTGTGGACGAATTCTGTCCCCATAAGGTACGTGTTTAATCGGACCTTTCGTGATAAGGTCAGGTCATTAACAGTGATCCCATTGCAGCCCATAGCGGGCGCGCATTCCCATCCTGTTGCAGCGTCCAAACGGAATGCTGGTGACCAGACTATCAACGACCTGATTGCGAGCGCAGGTTATGAAGCGTATTCTATCCAGGCCTCAGGGCGGGATGATACGCACAACATAGCCGGCTCGCGTCTCGGTTACTTCGACGGTGATTTAGTCCTTCCGTATAAATGCGACGTTGTTAAGCCACATCATATCTTCAAGATGTGCAACGTTGATTACTACGTTGACTGGTTGTCCTACTTGTGGATGTGCCGCCCTTTCGTGATGCTAACTTGTGCTCCGATACGGCCGTGCGGTTCCACTGACAACCTGTCCTGGACGTTCACCGGACAAGGAGGTAAAAGTGTCCTCTCCATGAAAGTTGAAGGCTCTGGCTCTAAGGGTTATTCCCATGAGCTCTGGGACTACAATGTCGATTACATTTCGGCAACGTACCCTGGAGTCCGCATAATCTACCACGTCGAAACTGTTCGTCTGGATGATGTGTGGGCCATTGTCTCCTTGATCCCCGGTGCTGCCGTCAGTTGTTGTGATCGGCGCGCTGAGGATGTCAACTTTTGCACTTGCGCGGCGTCAATGACGTTGAAACGCCGTGAAGTGGTCAAGTTGGTGGAGTGTATGGACGGACGAAAACGGCTAGCCGCCGTTAGTAGGTCCATCGGAACTACCGGATTTCTCTCCTTGAGCATCCCGGGCACATATGAATCATATGATGTCACGCCTGACGAGGAGGTTATCCTGAAATCCCGTGCAACTATTGCAATGTCGGAAAAGAAGACGCTGAAAGTGTCGGATATTCCACAAATCCTTAGCCTCGCCAAGAGTGGCGATGTGCGAAAGGCGCAAGGAGTTGTTTTCTCATGTTTCCCTATCGATGGGTGCGAATTCTCGGTTTCATCAAGCCGCGAATCCATCGAGGAACGTTCCTATGAGCCAGTATCATATGGCAGATGGAATCCTGACCTCATTAGCGGTGGGGCGGGTGAGAAATTTGCAGGAGTGCAGTTGTGCCCGCCTGTAATCACAAATTCTTCGTTATACCCGAAGAAAAGTCGTGCTAACGACTTATGGTGCGTTGACGGGCGCATCACCAGTATACACAGTAAACAGAAGCGTTTTGCTGCAAAGTACGAGGCCTACAAAGCCGAGTTCTTGGCGCTTCTGGTTCCTGACCCTCACGAAAATCACCCCGCCTTTATTGGTGCAATTGTTGACAATTTGCCCAAGAAGGCGCAACGTGATCGCGTGGAAGCCAAAGGCGCTAACTTGGCCGGGTTCATGGACGGTACTGTGTTCGACACAAAACGCAACGCTAACACATCTATTTCATCAATGCAAAAGAGTGAATCGTACGATTCCGCGAAAGATCCGCGGAACATATCAACGTTTCCCGATGAATTTTACCTGTGGGGCGCGCAATTTGTGAAGCCTCTCGGCGACCACCTCAAACTTACAGAGTGGTACGCATTTGGATTACATCCAGACGAGTTGGCACGGCGTATTCATGCTCGAGCTGTTCGGAGCAAAACCATCACCGAAGGGGATTTATCACGGTTTGATGGCCGACACTCGCATGCGCTGTACACTATGGAAAAGGCCTTGTATCTACGATTCTTCAGGCCCGAGTACCACGCTCAAATCGAAGAGTGGCACAAACGCATGACTAATGCTAAAGCCCGTACCGATTTTGGCGTGTATTATGACCCCGACGGCTCACGGCCGTCCGGATCGGTCGACACATCAGTGTCCAACAGTGTGTGTGGTGCATACTTTGCATACTGCACGCACCGTCAAATGGGCAAGTCGCCCGCAGAAGCATACGCCGCCATTGGCTTTCATGGTGGTGATGATACTCTTGCATTTGACATCTCGGAAAAGGCGTTTGTCGCAGTCTGTGCTGATCTAGACCAGAAGATGGTCGCGTTCACACGACCTGTTGACGAACCCACGAGTTTGTTGGGACGTGTCTACCCTTGCCCCGTGGCGAGCCCGCAGCATATTGCGCAGGTTCCACGTATGGCCAAGAAGCTCCACACACACCATGACAAATCGTCTGGTGATCAGAAGAATGTGGGTCGCATATTGGTACACAAGGCAATGGGAATACTGGCTACTGATTTAAATACGCCAGTGTTATCAGATTGGGCAACGAAGGTTGTGCAGCTATACCCTAAGGAATCAGGAGAAAAGCTACAGGCAACTTTACTCGCGTATGCAGCACGCGACTTGCTCTCAGAAAGTGGAAAATTGACGGCTATCAGTTTGTGTGAACCAGGGCTGGCGTTGAGCGATGCGCTCCGTCAACTCGACATTACCACCGTTGAATACACCACATGGCTTGCGAAATTGCAAGCCTGCACACGGATCGAAGATTTTCCCGTCTTGATTGACATGCCACCACCCGTCATCCCCCCCGGGACGACGGTTGGTGGTGTTGCAGCCACGACGGCTACGCCACCAGCCACGTTCCGGCCAGGCGGCGACTTCAATCTTATGACGGGACGTGATGATCAGGCACGTCTCGCCAAACTTCTAGGCACCAAGGCTACAACCGTGCTAGAAATGTGTGCGCATCGCGGAAATGATTCGTTGCTGTTGGCTACTACGCTTCCAACCGCACGTATCACCATCATGGATTCTGACACAGCCAGTGCTGGGCCACTGGGCAAGTTAAAATCTTTTGTTGGTGATTTCATGACCGTGAAAATTGGGGATTCTGTCGCATATGTGGCATCATTAATTGAACCACCAGAGGACACTTTCCACTATTCATTGGTTTATTTGGACCCACCATGGAACCGCCAGGCTACTGGGACGTTTGCTCCGTCGATAGCTGGTAAGGATCCTGTGGGATTGGCGATAGAAATGCTTAACAAACGTGTCACCAGCCAAGTAATCCTCAAGTACCCATCGGCAATTCCTGTTGAACACAAAGATGCCGACATCACCGTCGTTGAACACACAACTGACAAGTCCAATGTCAAGTTTGCTGTTTTCACACTAAAAGGCTCGGACTCTGTTGAGCCTGATGATGATGGAAGTACAACCATTACCCCAACTCTCTCTTCTCGGCCGTCACCACCTGCTGTTAGCAAAGCTAGCACAGCTGACATTGACAAAATCCGACTAAGTAAGAAGGGACCCCGACCACCCAAGAAGAATTCTAAGGGCAAGGTGGACTATCGGGGTGTCAAGAAGAAACAAGCCCAATCCAAATCCAAACCGGGACCGTTGAAAACGAAAACCGGATAATGGTAAGCTAGTGCCGGAGCTAATAATAGCCGGCACCCAGTTCGTTTCTAGGTAGATAACTGATGCACACACCATCGGGAAGGAGGCTCATATCCTCACACGAAC